CCAAGTCTAGGGAGGAAACGCCAAGGAGGCGTTCATACAAATTACTACACCCCTAGACGTTACGCAAACTTTTCGTAGCTTGCCGCGAGCTTTTCATCGTATTTGTTTTGGGCGTATCCGGGACCATTATAGCCGCGAGCAAACCCCGCCCAATTCAGTGACGCCAATTCATCCGCCAAACCAGCACTTTTGATGAAGTTACCCATCTGCAAAAGCTGGTTTGCTTCACTTTCTTTTGCCGCTTCCACCATTTCCTGCACAGAAACGCAGCCAGCAAGCTTATAATTAGACCCCATGATCTGACCCATACCCCAAGAGGTGGACATCAGGGCGGCAGTCTCGTCGATTCCACATGCAGCTTCCAACTCAGCATAAACGGCGTCAGAGCCTTTTGGGTATGGTTTCTCACCCCACTTGGGATAAGCGAGGCCGGACGCTACAGCCTGATCCAACTTGTCTGGGTCATTCTTTAGCTGACGGTAGAAAATGTGGCGTTCAAAAAGAATCTTGGGGCGACCAGCAGCGTCAAACCCGCTGCCAGCAGCTTCCACCGCGATTACAGCGCGGAAAGCAGCATAAGGTACGCCAAGATGAGTAGCACAAGCGAGGATGTCGTCGTCATTAGCCTTTATCGCACTTCCTTTGAAGTTCATTTTAGTGGTTCCTTTGCTGCAAGAGCATCAGTTTTGGCTTTGCTGCCAGCGGAAGACCCGTAATAAAAGTTTACTACACCCGTCCACGCTGTTCCCAAAGCCCCAAGCATCATTAGCAACGCCTCTGTTCCCGTAGGCGGCATGCCTTTGATCAACATCCATACCAGAATGCCAAAGAACCCAACAGTGATAAGAATCGCAAGAACGCGAGGTATCCAATCATTCGTGTGGATTTGCATATCCCGTGCGCTTTTGCGGTCATCGACAGCTAGGCGTTCAACATCAAGGTCCAGTTCTTTCATTTGAACTTTAAAGTCGTTTTCAATCTTCTTTATTGATGCAATTTGGTCTGGTGTTGCAGCAGCAAGTGCAGACTTAATGTCATCTTCTGATCCGTCACCATGCCCCAAGAGTGCATTGGATAAAGCTTTGACTGCCATGCCAGCAACAGGACCACCAAGAGCCGTAGCGATTGTCGGTGCAACATTTTGAATCAACTTCCCAAAAGGTCCAAGGTCCATTACTTCATCCTCGCTTCGATAAGAGAAATGCGTTTATCTAGTTCTGCGCGAGCAGCCGCAGATTCCGCCCGAATTGCTGCGCGGGCGATTGAAGCGTCCGCATTCATTTCAAGACGCTGACGATCAATGGCAGACATAGATTTTTCACGGTCAAGCGTCATGGCAGCACGAGCCAACGCCGCATCCCGTTCAACCTTATCAATTTTATCGTTCAATTGTTCGCGAATTTGCGCCATGTCGATGGTCGTACCTTGCGGAGGAATCGCCTTGTTTTCACTGTTAACGACAATAGCAATGCGAGACTTTAACTGAATGATCTCATTATTAGCGGTGCTAAGTGCAGTCATGAGGTATACGACGCAAGAAAACAGGATAGGTATTCCGGCAAAAACAATCTTTTCAATCAAAGCACCTTTGCTGGCGGACGCCGCAAGAATTTCCTGCATTTTGACTTGTGCTGCTTCTGCTTCGTTCATTGTCATTTAACCCCCATAAGTATAATCCCCACGCAAAGGATTATACTTACCCCAAACATAACAATAAGAGTGACGGCTGTTGCGTCACGGATTTCTTCCAGCTTCTGAGCGCGTTCTCGCTCCTCTTCCCAACGCTGGCGTTCAATCTCCTTGCGGATGTTAATAACTTCGCGCTGAACCTGATCCCAAGCGGATAACCCGTATTGGCTAATAAACAGCCCCTTAGCCCGCGCCGCCAAGTCCTGCGCCTCTGCACGAGCCGTATAGCGTTCAATCGCCACTTGCTCCGCGCTCTTCTTATTGAAAATGGATGGCTTGTGAGGCGTAGCTGCAATCTGCGTCAGCTTCGCCAAATTACCCCACAAGTCAGAAAGATCAGCCGCTACCGCCTGAATTTCTTTACCCGCAGCAATGCCAGCTTTAATGCCGCTAAAAGCCGCTTGCGCTGCTGCCAGTAGGGTTAACGGGTCCATAACGGCTCCTAGCTATTGCGAGCTTTGGCGATGCGCAGGGCGTGAACAATCCGTTCGTCAGGCTGATCCAACATACCTTTCGTCCGGTCATCAACGTACTTCTTTGCTTGCTTAAACAGTTTGTCAGCTTCAGGGATACGCCCGCCAGTTGCACGGTTCCGACGCACGAAACCACCGTGGCTCTCCGCTGGAACAAAACCTCCGCGCTTATCGCCAATGTCCCTGCTTGTGCGTTTTTCAGGATCAAACTTAGCAAAACGGGACCGCAAAGGATGCCAATCGTTATCATCACTTTCTGGATGGAAAACGATATAAGAAGTTGGGTCTTTAGCGTTTTGAACTTCCCGTTTGGAAGTATTCTGATATTTCAACCCTTTAAATCCACGGGAACGCATTAAACGAGCGTAAGATTTCGCGTAGTCTTCTTCTTGTCCATACGGCGCATCTATGGCGTAATCTGCCAAAAACGATTTCAAATCGTTGTGCGGATACATCATCCTCTTTTTTTCTTCTTCGCTGTAATGCTCGTTGGCAAGCAACTTAGCGACTATTTGTTTAGCTTCTTTAGGGCCGACGCCCCTATTCTTTTCGATAAGATGCGCACCAATGCCGGGAGTATGCCTGATCAACTCATGCAAAACATCCGTAACAACGGAGAAATCATCATGGCGAGGTTCGCCATTTTTCATTGGCTGTTCAACAGGATAAAAACGATTGTCAGGATATGTCCTGAGAGGATACATCGCCCCACCAAGCATATCCCTGTTGCCCGTAAACGTGTTGGATATTTCTGGGTCTTTTGCAGTATGGGTTCCAAGAACAAGCGGCAAATACTGTTTATTTGATTTGCGGAACTCATTGATGTGTGCGTTCCTTGAACCATGATAGACATCATTCGTCAAAGGCGATGCCAGCATCCGTTGCTGACGTTCGGCACCAAGGCGTTCCATATCAGCTTGGCGTGGATCAATTGGCATTGTAGGCGTACGACCACCATCATCCCGTTTGGTACGGGATTCGAACCTTTCATCAACGGGTGTTTCTTCCGACTCCGCAAAGTTCCCCTCTGCACGGTTACGCAACTGCTTCGCCCGCCCCGCCCAGCCCTTCTGGCGGTTTTCCTCACGCCATTCTTTCGGATAGTAGCCAGAAGCCCAAGCAGGGGCTACAGGGCCAATACTCTCGTCTTTAGGCCTATAGTGCTGCCGCCAGTCATATGTTGTCTTTCCGCCACCGCTGTAGCCTACACGACCGCCCATATTGCGCTGCTCAGGTTGTTTAATGCCGTTAAAGCCCTCATACGCAGATTTCATGCCATTTTTAATGCCGTCTTCCGTAAATTTACGGGCGTCATCAGACATTTTTGACGTAACGTCGTTAATCTTCTTTTGATTGTATTTGGTCTCGCCAGCTTGCACAGAAACGCCGTACGCAAGCCCCGCCATATAACGGTTAATCGCATCACGGAGTTTAGGGTCTTTGTAAACTTCATTGTATGCAGATTGGAATTGCACTGGGTCTGGGCTTGTAAACTTATTTGCAATTAACCGCGCATACCTTTCACCCATATAGAAGTCAGCCATACGGTAAGCAACAGCGGGGATGGATAATGCTGGGTGACCAATAAGCCAATCAATCCCACCGCTTATCCCCGGAATATACGCATTCCGCAAAAACCGCCCAAACAAGTTTCCGCTTGCACCCAACTCCTGAGCGCGATTGGCAGAATTGTTAGCAAGAGCCTCGCCCTTAAGAAAGCTCCCAAGGCTTTGAAACTCAGCTTTGCCTAAAACTTCAGACAATGTTTTTTCAACGTCGGGTTTCGTCAACCATGTTTGAATTTTCTTATATGCAAGTTGGGCGTCAATGGGCGCACCACGGGTAGGACCACCACCCGTAATCCCCTTATTGTGAATCCAGTCAACAACGCCATATTTGAAATATTCTTTTTCTTCAGGCGTCATGTTCTTTGCTTCATTAGCAAATTTTGACGTTTTATTAGTATCCCCTAAGCTGTCCATAAAGCTTGAACCAGCGTCTAACGCATTGCTCTCCCTATGGAACTGAGCGCGGGTATCATGGGCTTTTGCGTAAATGTCGTTTTCACTTTTCAAAGTGTTAACGATATCATCCGCCCAATTGTTAATTTTCTCTGATGCAGTGCGTTGAAGAGGAATACTACCTTCTTTCTCCCCGCCTTTTGCAAAGTTGCGAAGGAAAAGTTGAAGGTTGTCTAGATACTCCGCGTTAATGCTTTTTGGGTTCATAATAACGCGTTCATTAAGGTCCATGCCCTTAATGCCAGCTTTAAGCTCATCATAGATTTTTTTGGTGTCAAACGCCTTACCCGTGTCAGACGGGATGTTAGGGTCATACCCATAGATACTGTTTACATCTGCTGGCTTCAGTTTGGAAAGATCACCAAGGGTTTCAACGCCATTCTCTTTAAGATGCGCGGTAATGCTTGGGTCAAGATTAGCGTTGGAAATGTCCATTTCAGCGCGAGTGCCAAATGGGTTTTTATAATCTTCCCCTTTAAGGGCGGTAAACTTCTTGTTAAACGAGTACAACGCGTCTTCCACCAACGGTTCTTGCAACGCCTTATCCCAGTTTGGCGACCAAGTTCCAGCGGCATTATCAGGATGATACGCTTCGTTAAAGTTTTCACGGTTGATCTTGTCCGCATACCCTTGGGCTTCTGTGCGAACCTTATTAATATTAAAATCACCGTCTTCGGCAACGCCCGCCATCTTTTTAAAGAAACTGCGCCCACGTTCTGACGCATCAGAGAGACGGTTGTTTAAATCCTGCTTTAACTTAATAAGAGCGTCTGGGTGGTTTTGAAACTGCTCCTGCAACCAAGCATCAGCTTCTTTCGTGCGATAATCAAGGGGATTAACGTCCGCGCCAGCTTCTTTTGCTTTAGAAAATTCTTTCATCCAGTTTCCTTCTGGATCACTAATTTTCTGTTTTTCCATAAAAGTCGTTAGAATGGGGTCATCGCCGCCTACTTTCTTGCGAATCCATTCAGGGGTCATACGAAGGTTTTGCCACCATTCTGGGGCCATTTTGGTGTAAGCCGCGCCGATAGCTTTGCCGCCAAGACCAATACCCGCGCCAAACATTGCGCCTTCTTTGGTCGCCTCTCCGATATCCGCTTGATCAGATGGTTGCGCAGTTCCAAAATATTTGTTTCCAGCAGCGGAAGCTGCACCGAAAGCACCGCCTTCAGCACCCATGCCAGCTATCTCCGCAGCACCGGGAAGGGCTTTGGCAACCGCGCCCACCTCATTGGCAGTTTCAACCGCTTTGGCAATCTCTGCGGCGGACGCGCCAGCCTTGGTCAAATCGCTAACAGTTTTAGCAACCCCAGCGGCGCGAGCCGTATTAAGTGCGGTTGTTGTTCCAACACGAGCAGCAGCGCCCGCCCAGCCGACTCCGGGGATGAAC